CATAGAAATCGACACCTATGATGTCGTCGTCCGCGAGGATATCACCCGCGACGTGAAGCATTCGTTGAGGCGTGGGTGTATTTACACCAACGTTACCACTCGTCACCATCGAAAGTGTGTTAGACATTGTTATCGTCTGGTCGGTAGAATTACCGTATTCGGTCACGTGCTGAAGGGAAATATTCGATATAGCACCGCCATCACCGGTGATTATTCCAGTAAACACCGGGCTTTCTATGTTTGATTTGAGTGCGATTTCGTTTAGTAATGTGACGGTATTTGCAGCCATTTCACTTCTCAAAATATTCGCGTTCGATTGTAAATCGCCGCGGAGTGTAACCGTGTTCGCAGCCATTTCCCCCCGTAGTGTGACCGTGTTCGCGGCCATTTCCCCTCGCAATGTGATTGTATTTGCAGCCATCTCACCTCTGAGTGTGTTTTTCACCTCGGTAACATTCGATTGCAAATCGGATCTCAATGACAGTGTGTTTGCAGCCATCTCACCACGAATGATCGTGAGGTTTGATTGTAAATCACCTCGAAGAGTCACGGTGTTCGCGCTCATCTCATCTCTTAAGATGTTTGCATTCGATTGCAAATCGGATCTCAATGACAGTGTGTTTGCAGCCATCTCGCCACGAATGATCGAGAGGTTTGATTGTAAGTCACCTCGAAGAGTCATGGTATTTGCACTCATCTCGTCTCTCAAAATACTCGCATTTGACTGTAAATCATCTCGGAGAGTCAATGTGTTTGACGCCATTTCACCTCGAATCGTTATCGTGTTAGCCGACATCTCATCTCTCAAAATGGTTGCATTTGACTGTAAATCATCACGAAGGCTTAATGTATTCGCAGCCATCTCATTTCGTATGACCGTCAAGTTTGCCGTGAGGTCGGTGTCTTGAACGACATTTGTTAGAAGAGAGCCATCGCCAACGAAGCTATTCGCGGTCACGTCACCGTACACCCGCATCTGTATCAAATTTGATGTGTCCGGTGTGATGTATGTATCCGATGCCGAATTCTGTGTGTAACCTATTATGTACTCATTACTACTTTCTATATACGAGGCCGTGACATTTGAACCCGGTCTCGTCATCACGAGACCCAAATCAAAAATAAAATCACCATCTGTGTTATTTTCACCGAGTTCTATAATCGCATCTTTCACGCGCAAATTTTCAGATGAAATTGCAGTTGTCTGCCCAATTACGGTGAGATTACCTTCTATATAAACATCCCCACCAACAGAGAGTTCATGGTTAGGATTTACATTTGATATACCGACATTCGATGTGGTGACAAACGCAGTCGTATTATTTGTAAATTGTAACGTTTCAGACGTGACGTTACCCGTTTGAGTTACGCCCTGCAAGTCTATGGTTTTTCCGCTATCTACGATCTCTTTAGTCGTGATATCATAACATAACGTATTTGATGCAATTGATTCATTTGTACGAATCGGTGATACGTACAAACCTCCCTGTGGTGCTTGAATCACATCGGATGATGCGTTAATTATTATGGTGTTTACAGCTTGTTCGTCGGGAACGTGCTTACCTATCCTGATCCTCTCGGACCTATCTATAGTATTAAGGTTCTTCACCATTTATATTAGAGCTTATTTTATTTTAACACATAGCTGTCCATCCAGTTTTCTTGTGTATGAAGAGTGTATCGTCCTCTATATTATATATAAGTAAGCCTATTTCAGGATTCTTTATTTTTTTCATTTGTAAATGAGTCATCCGAGGTAATAGAACACCACTCGTGGTAGATTCTAATGTCAATAGAGCTGATGGGTGACTTTTATGTGTACCTATGGCCAGTTTACCATTTCCATCTAAAGTCATATTTACATTCATATTCACGTCGAGACCCTTTGTTCTAAATGCAATTCCACCGGTGTTACCCGCCGTGGTACCATTATTTGCTTTTGTGTATCCGTTTATTTCCGCGAGAGAATCTATGGCCAGTGATTTTATTTCACCAAGTCTTGAAGTTAACACAGGTTTACCCATCGTAAATATTCTGGATGCGGTTAGATTTTCGTTGGTTATGATTGGAATGTCCGTGGTGTTGCAGCATGATAATACGTGAGATAGTGATATATTCGATATTAATGAACCATCGCCCGCGAGAGGTGCATTTTCTAGCGATGAAACGCGATCACGTATAATCGGTAGATCGCTCATTTCGACGTGTACATTTTCTATAGACACCTCACATGCATCGACCCGGTCTTCTATTGGGGAAATCTGATCTAATTTCTCGTATACGTATTCGAATTTACCGAGCGTTTCTTTTATTGGGTCAAGTTCACTTAAACGCGTTATTTTAGATTCAATTAAACCCAATCTCGATTTATTAGATTCCACAACGGGTACAATCTTTTTAGTTTCATGTATTATAGGTATTTGATCATTTATTTTATTAACATCAACCCTTAATGTGTGTATCTCGGGTAATATGGATGCGTCGTTTTCTAATGATGATATCCTTTTTTCGCAAGTATATATTCTTGGAACTTGAGATTGAATATTTTTTAAGATTGGTTCGGTGTGTGTTAGTCTCTCATCGAGTGAAGTAGTTGCAATTTCGAGTGGCTCAATTCTCAATAATCCATTTTCCAACCTAGTTCTCGTGTCTACGACATCTTTTTCTATCTTGGATTTCGATGTCTCGAGTGGTTCAAATCTCGCCGTTTGATTTTCGAGTTCCAACACGCGTGCATTTGTTTGCGATAGATCGACATTCGTGCATACACCACTTAAAGTCGTACCGTCACCGTAAAATGATTTGGCTACCACGTTTCCATCAGAATTTATATTACCTTTTGTGTGAATTCTATTGTTAATGTATACCGATCGCCCCACGTGTATATCTTTACTCGCGTTAATCTCGGTAAAATTTGGAGAATACCCATTAAAATTACTTATTTGATCCACAGTAATGTTTGATAAAAGCCCACCATCTCCTTTTAATTCACGGCAAACATGTAAATTCTCTACCACTTCACCTATGTCTACGTTCAAGTCATATTGTACATTCGAAAGTAGACCACCATCACCAACGAATTTCGAAGCCTCGATCGTCCCATTAAATACTGTATTTTCATTTACTCTCAATGTGTTAGTAGATTTGTCGTTGATGATTTTTATTCCGTGAATATCCAAACCAACATTTTCATTTTTAGAACATCCCTCGCCTATTGTTAGAATAGGTGTATACACATGTTCTTCATTAACAACTTTCATATTCACCACTTCAAGATTTTTAACTTGTAAATCTGCGAGTTTTAGTTGCATTCCACCTATGTCTACAACTTCTTTCGTGATCGAATCATACGCAAGTAAGTTCGACGCGTTTGCATTACGTAATGGACTTATGTATAATCCGCTGTGTTTTATATCACGAATTTTGTCGTCGCTTGCATTAAACACAATGGAGTTTTTAGGCTGTTCGCAATCTGTATATCTTCCGAGTCTTACCATATCGGTAGGCTGGTTTATACCCGAATTCTTCACCATTTAATATACAATTGTATTTTAATTCGCGTATACTAAACCGGCCATACCGTTTTCAACTCTCAAAATGTTATAATTGACTGCGTATATAGTATCAGTTATGTTCTGACTTTCACTTATAATTTTGGCGGAATCAAGTCTGCTGAAATTAAGTGTACCCGTGGGCTGTAAAGAACTTGTCAATAAACAGAAACAATACAAAAAGAAATCGGGGGAAGTCACATAATTTGTATGGTAATATGCCATCACATCTATATAGTGGGTTCTAGCCCATTTATGATTACCAATATCCAACCCGTTTATATTGAGTTTTACTTTATTTGATACAGACGTTAGTGCTCCATTCGAAGTCGTGTCTGCGCATGCGATGTATTTTACTGGGTGGTTGAATGTGAGATCCTGTATGAGTTCACCGGATGGTATATTTTTTTGAACCTGTGTGATGAGCATTTCTTGATTTCTCGACACGATATTTCCTCTTTCTTCGTTATCTAGGTAATAATAATTGGCGTACACTTCGTAATTGTAGTTTCCAGTATTTACACCCCAGTGAAATCTTAATTCTACTTCGTGATAATTTAATGCGATGAGTGGTAGAGCTGACTGAGGACCTTCACAGAAAAAGAAACGTAACGGATAAAAGTATGATTTAGAGTTTATACCTGGGTGTGCACCATTTGAACTTTTAGATACATTTTGAGCAAATGTATCCACTGCAATTTTTTCACTAAATATTGAATCGTGCGAATCTATTAGATGACCTCCGATGTAAAGCTCAACTTTGTCTATAATTTGAGTCCAATCCGATGGGTCTACTGCTTTAGTATTATCATCTGCTGCGATGTATACATACCCAAGTAAATCCCCTGTTTTTTCAAATTTCACAGATGTCATGGACCCGTTCGCGATGTTTCCGCGCATTAGTTGTTTTTCAACTGATTGTGAAAAATTTGAATGTCGTTTAAATGTCGATGAGAAGAATGATATCTCTGGCTCACCCATAATGTGTTGATCTTGAGCGCCAATTGCGATTAATTGCACGACTCCCGTCGACATTTATAATATAACGAAAGGTAAAAAATATATGTGTCTAGCGCCCTGATTCGGCGAATGGTAGATTTTTGTTTTTACAAACAAATTTGAAAATTAAAAAGTTGTCCGCGCCATTCGTGATGGTATTCCCGTTCTCATTTCTCAATGTGCACGTGAGTCGGTCAATTTTTCTAATCGGGGTCATGTACTGCGTATCGACGTCGTAATCATCTCTAAAAATAATTGGGTTCGTTCCAGCCTGAATGATGGTACCGAAACCACGGTTAAGCTGCGTCATCGACGATTGACCACCGTACGTGTTGGATGTTCTTTGCGAATAATTCGTATTCAATTCATCGACTGAAATGTGGCACACGTTCGAATTCGCGGCATCAATTCTCGCTGCGGTGAGTCGAGCTTGAACTATGTTTTCGATTGGTTGCGTCAGATGAACTGTGAATGTATTTTTGCTATCTTGACCGATCGTATCGATGCTGATAGTGTGATATTCATAATCAAAATCTGGTAAGGCTGGACGCGTCGCGTTCACCGTGTTCATTAATTATACCTTAGATTAAAGATCCACCTATTCCACCGATGATTTTCGCATCGGCGCGCTTCTTGATAAATTCTTGGTCGCCACATATCCCACCTGGAGTCAAAGACTTCGTGTAGTAAGCGGACTGCGCAGAACCCGGGACACATTCAATTTTGTGTTCCAAGTCAAAAAGCGATCCTTCCTCGGATACATCGGTCTCGACATTGATTGGTCTGGGCTGGTAATAGCTTTTATTGTTTCTTGGTCTCAAAGACATCAAGACGGACAACGTGCAAAATACGACAGCGATGGCTGTGAGTGTATTGCGATTGGTGGCGTTGAAGTTCATTATTATGTAATCAATATTTTTTATATTATAAAGTGCGTTAAAGAATTTGGAATAGTTTCAAAGTACAGAGTAATGGACGGAGAAATCGTGCTCAATCGGAGTCATGGGAACATCATGAAGCTTGACGATAACGAGCAAGCAATCATGGATGAGATCGAGATCGAAGTTCCTCGTCCACGCTCTGCGCGAAGTATTCCGAGACCTACTGTCTATAAACCAGCTCCCCGCCAACCGATGCAGGCTGATATTCAGGAAGATATAG